TTTGGTGACATCTGATGCGTTATATAGTTTCTTAAAATTGTCTCCACCTTTATCTAATGCGTTTGAAGTTGAGCCCATCATACATTTACCAATAACCCTACTACCTAATCGTAAACATGTTTTTGTAACTCTCCAGTTGTTTAATATATTATCGGGTCTCTCCCATTTCCCACTTTCATCATGTACTAAAAGGTTTAGTTTTTCACCGTCATAACTATTATCCCCTGTGTTTTTCCAATCAATAGTTGTATCTAAACCCTGTATATCTTCTAACTTTTCGTTGCTAGTTATTTTCCTTCTAGTAAACTTGCTAGCAGGTACTCGATACGCTAGTTCCGTTTTAGGTCTATCCATACCATCTTGGATAGGTTTAAAAAAGAACGGGTAGTTTATACTAATAGGTACAACTTTGTCAGTAAACATTTTTTTAGCATCTGCACCTGTTTTAGAAAGTACTCCATATCTACTATCACTTGCAAGAGTGGCTAAATTAACTGCTTCTGCGGATGACATAAAAGAAAATCCAGATCGCCTATTTTTTAAATAACATATACCGTAACATCTTTTATCTGCTTTACATGCTTCCCAAAATATATAGAATATTCTATTTGCCTCTCTAAAATCTGGAGCGCCAACATCAATCTTACTCCATTGTAAATACATATAATGTGTACCTACCATATAAGTTGGTTTACCTTGATTCATAAACCAAAACCCTTCATCCCTTCTTTTAAACTCCTCGTCTATATAATCGAACCATTGATCTTTTTGTTCATCTGGATAGTTTCTCCAATCAAATATATTTTTTATCCTACTTAGTTCTTTAGGATATTCTTCTTTTATCCATTTTCCTTTTTTGTTGTCGTGCACTCGTTTTGGCACTTTAGGCAAAGCAATTCGCAAATTTTGCACTTCATATATTTCACCAATTTGACCAGTTTTTGATATAACGATAACATCATGTTCTTTATTGTATCCATATTTCCATTTTTTACCTTTATTAAGTCTACTGATAGTAGTCTTTTTTATTGGCTCAATTATTTTAACTAAATCTTGTTCGTACATTATTTAGATCTACCTTCTGCGAATCCCTTAAAAACTTTCTCTCTTCCTTCTTCAGGTGTCTTTCCCTCGAGTAAGTTCTCTTCTTCTTGAATTCTATTAAGTATTTCAAACGCGTCAAATATAGCTAATTTTTTAGTAGCTGCGGCATTCTTTAATCTATCTGCCGATATATCATCGTCTGAATCTACAATTGGTTCTTTAGCAACTTTAATTAGTTCGTCAACTGCTTTCTGCCCAGCTTGGATTATATTCTTCTTCGTCTCCTTGATATTCATATTTGATAGTTATAAAATTAGATAAAACACGATATAATCGTTCGTTATCAATTACGAACTCATATTCACTACTTGGTTCAAATCCAACTAGTTCGTTAACTTTAACAGTACCATCTGAATATTTGACGATACCAATTAAGGGTCTTTCTATATTCACATTAAACGGATCGTCCATTTCTTTTAAAGGTTTTATAAAACAAAATCCTTTTGGAGCATTCCACTTATTATTTCTTTTATATAGAAATATTTGGTCTTGGGTTATAAAATAAGTAGATTCATTAAAATAACTTCCACTATTTTTCTCAATACCTTTTATGTTATGCCATCTACGAAATACATTATGATGTATTATAACATCATCTCCAGGTTTAATATCTGTATCACCAATTATAGGTATAGATATAACTTTTGCTATTCTATTTACAAATTGATGATTAAAAATCTCAGTATTTAATATAAGATTTCCACCTTCAACTTCTTTAGTATTGTTATATCTTTCTCCTATCGGTGTTACAACAAAGTTGTAAACACTTTTCATTAGTATTCTAGATTATACTCAACAGATACAGCCATATTCTTATTAAAGTCTTTCCACGGTAGAACATCTTTATCTTTCCTAATGTAAACAGAAAACTTATCATCTTCTTCTACTATATCACAGATTGTATGTCCACCATATACTTCTTGGCCAACAGCGTAATGCATGGCATCGTTTTTGTAATCTTTACCTACACTAATCTTCCTTATCAGCTTCGCCATTTTCTGATGTGTTAGGTTCTTCAGGATAACTTATTTCTCCAGTTTGAATATTTATATTATCCGTTCCGTATTCTTTATAGAATTCTCCTCGCATTTCTTGAATGTCATTTTGCACATTTTCTAATGCTTTAAGTAAACCATATTTTTTAACTTCTAAATTTCCAATATCTACAGTAACATGATCTATTGTTTTGATAGTGCTTTGTAGTTTGTTTAATTCTTGATCTGTTATTTTTTCTGGTTTAGGAGCTAAGTTAATTACCTTCTCCGCTTTCGGTGTTTTTCTTTTTGCCATTTTATTTAATTTAAGTTAATTATTATTTGTTTTATTTTAAGATGGTACATCTTCTACTATATCCTCAGCCCCCATATTTGTCATTGTTAAATCATTTCCACCTACTTGGTCAGTTATTGTTGGGTGTGTATCACCATCTCCCATACGCCAATAATTAACCAGGTTAGAACTACTAGCATAATCACCACTATTTGTTTCCAAATCAATTGGCGCACCACTATTATATATCGCTGTAACTTCAGCAGCTGATAAAGCATTACTCCATACTGCTACATCATCAAAAGTACCCTCTGTCCAATGACTACCCCATACATCTGCATATCCTATTGATAATTGGTCAGAACTTACACTGTAACTGTTTGCCGTTCCCGATTTTGATCCTATTTGAGTAGCATCTTTATATAATAGAACTTCATAACTACTACCACTACTCCCAGTTACAGTCCATACTATATGATGCCAATTGCCATCAGTAAAATTATGTCCCCAAGTTATGATACTCCCACTATACATAGGGTGTGATAATTGTACTTTAGTACTAAACAAAAGACATCTAAATAGTCCATCTTTTTGAAAAAGGCTAGTAGAAGATGATGTTGAAGATTTAAACCATAAGGAAAAAGTTCCTGCATCATAATCTACATTACTATCAGACACTATCTCGTCATTACTACCGTCCATTATTACAGAATATGTATTGGCAAAACTATCAGATGGAGCGTCTATACTACCTATCTTACCTATAGCAGCTTTAGCTGAATTATTAACCTTAGCCATATTAGCATTGGTTACACTGTTTATCTTTGCGTATCCCATTGTTATTTTACTTTAAGATGGTACATCTGTTTCTATATCACCGCTTGCCATATTTGTCATGGTTCCATCATTACCATTACCTGAACGATCTTCAATTGTAGGATAAGTATCTTCGTCACCCATCCACCAATACCCTGTTAAGTTGCTACTATTATCATAATCACCTGAATTAACTCTTAAATCAGTTGGATCACCACTATTGTACATTGCAGCTACTGCGTCCGCGTCTAATACAGTATCAAAAATAGCAAGATCATTTACATTGCCAGTATATGGTTGATAAGTCGTATCGTATCGATGACCTATTTGTAACTTAAGTGTTTCGCCATCTGAACCTATTGGCCCTGCACTTTCGGCGCTTGCATCCCCACTAGTGAATGATCCAACTGATGATCCATCCATATATAATACTACAGGAGCAGATACAAATCGTGTTGATGGTCCTGCTCCTATTGTTAAAACAAAATGGTGCCAACCATCTCCGCTATTAAATCCTATATCCCCTGAGTTATTCGACCACCAAGTACCTCCTACTTGATCACCAAAACTCCACTGCCACCCGTTATTTGCTTTAGTGGCCATATGAAACCCTTTGTACCATTGATCTGAGGAAGGATCGTTTAAAGCATGAAATATAGTCTCATTGTTAGTAGTGGAGGTTCTTGTACACCACCAAGATATTGAAACATTCTCATTTATAAATGTAAAACCTGTGGATATAACTACTTTATCATCAGTACCATCAAAATCTAATGATTTATCATCTGCAAAAGTGGCCCCAGTTAACGGAGCATCTATACTACCAATCTTACCCAACGCTGCTTTTGCGGCATTATTAACTTTAGCCATATTAGCATTGGTTATGCTATTTATCTTAGCATATGCCATTTATTCTATTGGTAATTCTTCAGACCAATCTTCTCCAGCTAAAATAGTACGTATCTCACTGTGAGTATACTGTGTTTTACCACTTAAAAAACTTGGAGTACTACCTTCAAATTTTACAAATGTTTTTGAATTATCTAATGAATACCTTAAAGTATTCGCCGATGTTTCATTTACTTGTGAGAAGTCAACTGAACCAACTTCTGAAGCATTTATTATTACGTATTTTCTATTTTCGTATGCCATTGTTATTTTATTTTAAGCGCTAGGTACTTCAGTTACCAAATCATCACTGGCCATGAATGTCATAGTACCGTCAAGATCACCTACATTATCGTTAATTGTATCATATGTATCTCCATCACCCATACGCCACCAA